GCCGGCAGGCCAGAGGGGGGTGGCAGGCGCCGCCGCCGGCAGTCCTCACCGCAATCACGCGCGGCGGCTGGCCTGAGCGCCCCGGCCGCCGAGCAACCGTTTCAATCCTCAACCAAGGAGACGACATGCCCGAGATCATCATGAGCGCCCCGGAAACGAGGGCGCAGACCGGTGCCGAGAGCGGCGAGATCGCCGTGGCCTTCGGCGAGTTCATGCAGGCCTTCGAGGGGTTTCGCGGCGCCAATGACCAGCGGCTGGCCGAGATCGAGAAGCGGATGACCGCAGACGTCGTCACCGAGGAGAAGGTCGACCGGATCGGCCGCGCCCTCGACGAGCAGGAGAAGCGGCTGGAGCGGCTGGTGCTGAAGGAGCTGCGGCCGCGGCTGTCGGGCGGCGGCGGCGAGGCCTTTGTCAGCGAGCATCGCCAGGCCTTCGAGGCCTATGTCCGCGGCGGCGACGAGCACCGGCTGCGACGGCTGGAGGAAAAGGCGATGTCGGGCCTCACCGGCGCCGATGGCGGCTTTCTCGTGCCGGAGGAGACCGAGACGGAGATCGGCAGGCGGCTCGCCGCGATCTCGCCGATCCGCTCGATCGCCTCGGTGCGCACGGTGTCCTCGGCGGTGCTGAAGAAGCCGTTCGCCATCACGGGGGCTCAGACCGGCTGGGTTTCCGAGACGCAGGCGCGGCCGGGCACGCAGGCGCCGCAGCTGGCGGAGCTCTCGTTTCCGACCATGGAGCTCTACGCCATGCCGGCGGCGACGAACGCGCTCCTCGACGACGCCGCCGTCGACATCGACCGCTGGATCGGCGACGAGGTCGAGCAGGCTTTTGCCGCGCAGGAATCCACGGCCTTCGTCACCGGCGATGGCGTCGCCAGGCCGCGCGGCTTCATGACCTATCCGACGGCGGCGGAAAGCGCCTGGAGCTGGGGCCACGTCGGCACCGTCTCCACCGGCGCCGACGGCGGCTTTCCCGCCGGCACCGGGACGGACGCGCTGATCGACCTTGTCTACGCGCTGAAGGCCGGCTACCGGCAGAACGCCAGCTTCGTCATGAACCGGCGCACGCAGGCCGCCGTGCGCAAGCTGAAGGACGCCGACGGCAACTATCTCTGGCAGCCGCCGGCGAGCGCCGGCGCGCGCGCCACGCTGATGGGCTTCGAGACCGTCGAGGCCGAGGACATGCCGGACATCGCGGCGGACGCGCCGGCGATCGCCTTCGGCGATTTCAAGCGCTTCTACCTGATCGTCGACCGCCAGGGCGTGCGTGTCCTGCGCGATCCCTATTCGGCGAAACCCTACGTCCTCTTCTACACCACCAAGCGCGTCGGCGGCGGGGTGCAGGATTTCGACGCGGCCAAGTTCCTCGTCTTCGCCGCCTGATCGGCGGCCAGCGATCGAGCGGCCGGGCGGCGACGTCCGGCCGCTCATGGGTGGACAGACAAGCGGGAGACAGGCGATGACGCTGATCGATCTGGGCGGCATCGCCGCCGAGCCGTTGACGCTGGCCGAGGCAAAAGCCTGGTGCCGGATCGAGCGGGACGACGAGGACGGGCTGATCGCCCGCCTCGTCACCGCGGCGCGCGAGACGGTGGAACGGGAGACGCGGCTGGTGCTGGTGCGGCGGGGGTTTCGCCTGGCGCTCGACCCGGTGCCGGCCGACGGCTGGATCGAGATCATCCGCCATCCCCTGCAGGAGGTCACGTCGGTCGTCGCCTATGACGGTGCGGGCGTTCCGACCGAATTCGGCGCGGACGCCTCGGTGATCGAGCGGGCGCTCGGGATCGAGGCGATCCGGGTGTCGCAGGCGGTGGTGAGAGGTGCGGTCAACGGCGCGGAGATCGAGTTCACGGCGGGGTTCGCCTCCGGCGCGGTGCCGCAGAACCTGTTGCTGGCGATGCAGCGCATCCTTGCCACCGCCTACGAGCTGCGCGGCGCGGTCGCGGCCGGGCTGCAGCCGGCGATCGTGCCGGATGCAGCCCGCGCGCTGATCGCGCCGTACCGCCGGGTCCGGCTGTGATGGCGCCGCTGTTCATCGACCCCGGCCTGTTCCGCCGTCGGGCGATCCTCGAGGCAGCCGATCCCGTGCCGGACGACAGTGGCGGCGCGGCGGTGCTCTGGCGCGAGGTGGCGGAGATGTCGGTGCATGTTGAGCCGCTGTCTGTCGCGACGGACGAGCGCTTCGGCCAGCGCGAGGCGGTGCTGACGCACCGCGTCATCTGCCGCGCCCGGCCGGAGCTCGACCGCGGCATGGCCTTCACCATCGGTGCGCGGCGGCTGATCATCCGCTCGGTGCACGATCCCGACGACAGCGGCCGCTATTTCGTCTGCCGCTGCGAGGAGGAGCGATGAGGCTGGAGGTGGCGGCGCGGCTTGGCGCACGGCTCGGCCGGCGGGCGAAGGCCATGGGGTTCGCAGCCGCGCAGCGGCACGCCCGCGACGCGACGGGGGAGTCGCTCGGCCGGCTGCCGTCGACCTCCCTTCTCGGCGCCCTGCCGGCCGATGTTTATGAGGTGGCCGCCGATGACGAACCGGTGAGGGGAACCGGGAAGATTGACGCGAATTAAGCTTTGATTCACTCGACAGCGCTCGCTCATCACACCATATTTCAGAACATGAAGGCGTGAGAGCCGGAGCAGAGTCAGAGCTGAAAAGGATAGCGCCATGGCCTATGCGAGCAGCGAATTGCAATCGAGCATTTTCCGGACGCTGACCGGCGATCCGGCGCTCCTGTCGATGCTGGGCGGACCGAAAGTCTTCGACCGGGTGCCGGAGCGCGCCAGCTTTCCCTATGTGACGCTCGGGCGGACCACGGTGGTCGACTGGTCGACCGGCACCGAGGACGGCGCCGAGCACATCCTGACGCTGCATGTCTGGGCGCGGGGCGGCGGCAAGGCCGAGACCTATCAGATCATGGACCAGGTGACGAACAAGCTGCACGACGCGCACCTGCAGCTCACCGGCCACAGCCTCGTCAATCTGCAGCTGCAGTTCGCCGAGGCGCGGCAGGAGCCGGACTCCTCGACCTATCACGGGATCCTGCGGTTCCGCGCGGTGACGGAGCCGCTGGCGTAGGCGAGTCTCGCTCGCCGAAGAGCCCCGTTGGGTGGGCGACGGCCGGATTACCGGGCGGGGTTTCGACTGAGCAGGCATTGAAGGGCGGTCCCACGGGCCGCCCTTTTTCTTTGGCGAAAAAGAGGGAGGCCGGGATGGCGGCGCAGCGGGGCAAGGATCTCCTGTTGAAGGTGGATCCGTCGGGCGGCACGAATTTCCAGACGGTGGCGGGGCTGCGCACGCGGCGCATCGCCTTCAACGCCGAGACGGTCGACGTCACCGATGCCGAGAGCGCCGGGCGCTGGCGCGAGCTGCTCGGCGGCGCCGGGGTGCAGCGGGCGGCGCTGTCGGGCGCCGGCATCTTCAAGGACGCGGCCTCCGACGCGGCGCTTCGGCAGCTGTTCTTCGCCGGCCAGGTGGCGCCCTTCCAGGCGATCATTCCGGATTTCGGCTCGGTCACCGGACCGTTCCAGGTGACGGCGCTGGAATATGGCGGCGAGCACAATGGCGAGGTCAGCTTCGAGATGACGCTGGAATCGGCCGGCGCGCTCACCTTCGCCGCGCTGTGACCGGCGCGGTGTCGACGGTGCACAGCGGGGCTGGAGCGGCGATGCGCTGGGCGGTCAACCGCCGGCGCGGCGAGGTGGCGGGGCGGATCGACGGCGAGGATCACGTCCTCTGCCTGACGCTCGGCGCCCTTGCGGAACTCGAGGACGCTTTTGCCGCGGACGACGTCGCCGCGCTTCTGGCGCGCTTCGGCGCCGGCCGGCTCGCCGCGCGCGACCTCATCCGCATCCTCGGCGCGGGCCTTCGCGGCGGCGGGATGGACGTGAGCGACGCCGCCGTCGCGGATATGCGCATCGACGGCGGCATGGCGGGGGCGGCGCGCCTCGTCGCCGAGCTCCTCGCCGCGGCATTCGGCGAGGCGGAAGCGGGCGCGCCGGCGGGGGCGGAGAGGATAGCCACCGCATCAGCCGCAGTGTCGGTGGGCGATGCCGCTGAGGCCGCCTCCGCAACGGCAAAGGTCGCGGCAACACTCCCTGACGGGCCGGAGTCCGTTCCCGCAAACCCCTGATCGCCGTGTCGTCGCCCGCGGGCGGGGGCACGGCGTTTCCCTGGGAAGCGGCGATGACGGTGGGGCTCGGTATCCTCCGGCTCAGCCCGCACGACTTCTGGCGCATGACGCCGCGCGAACTGGCGCGGGCACTGGCGCCGCTGGCGCCGGGCCCGGCGGCGGTGATCTCGCGGCCCGGTCTCGCCGAGCTGATGCGGCGCTTTCCCGATCAGTGATGCGGGTGATGGGTGTGTGGGCCGTGCGCGGCATGGGTGGTGTGGCATGGGGACCGCGGCCTGGGTGGTGCGTGGCACCCCCCTCTGCCCTGCCGGGCATCTCCCCCTCAAGGGGGGAGATCGGTGTCCGGGAACGCCGCTCGACGTCGCTCCGGCGTCTTTCCCAGCGCAGCGTTGGGCCTGTGGAAGCGAGATGCCAAGCTTGAAAGTTAGTCATCTTCGGGCTTGACCCGAAGACCCATGCCGCGACGTCGAGTGCGATATTCCCTGAGCAGGAGAGGGCGCATTCGACGCGCCGTCCTGAGCCGATGCGCGGTTGCCGGTGTCGGCATGGGTTCTCGGGTCAAGCCCGAGAATGACTAATTGGAGGGGTTTGCGGCCGGTTTCTCGGCCCGGTGCGGGCCGCTAATCAACAGTCCTGAACGCGACCAGCGTCCCGCTGAGCGACCCGCTCTCTTGAGCCCTCCAGCGTCGTCTTGCGGTCGCTGGCCCAGCTCGAAACCTGATCAACCACGAGGTGACGCATGGCGGCGGCGGATGAGACGCTGACGGTGGCGGTCGAGGCCGATACGTCGGGGTTCGACAGGGCGATGGGCGAGCTGACGGCGAAGGCCAACGGGTTCGGGTCGGCCTTCAGCACGGCGCTGAAGGGCGCGGTGTCGGGCGGGCGGACGCTTGATGGGGTGCTGCAGCAGCTGGCGCAGCGGATTTCGACGCTGGCGCTGAACGCCGCGCTGAAGCCGCTGGAAAACGCCCTCGGCGGGGTGCTGCAGGGGCTGACCGGCAGCCTTGGCGGGCTTTTCGGCGGCGGCGCGACGGCAAGCGTGACGCCTTTTGCCAAGGGCGGCGTCGTCGCCGCGCCGAGCTATTTTCCGAACGGCGGCCAGATCGGGCTGATGGGCGAGGCCGGGGCGGAGGCGATCCTGCCCTTGAAGCGCGGTGCCGACGGTTCGCTCGGCGTTTCGCTCGGCGAGGGCGGTGGGCGCGGCGCGGCGACGATCGTGTTCAACGTCACCGCCACGGACGCGGCGAGCTTCCGCCGCTCGGAGGCGCAGATCCAGGCGATGCTGGCGCGCGCCACGCAGCGCGGCCGGCGGGGGCTCTAGCCATGGTGATCGCTTCGTTCAGCGAAGAGCGGTTTCCCCTGCGGGTCGCCTTCGGCACCTCGGGCGGACCGGAGCGGCGGACCGAGATCGTCCGCCTGTCCACCGGCTTCGAAAGCCGCAACCAGCGTCACAGCCATGCCTTCCGGCGCTACGACGCCGGCTCGGGCGTGAAGAGCCGCGAGGACCTCTTCGCCGTGCTCGACTTCTTCGAGGCGCGGCGCGGCAAGCTCGTCGGCTTCCGTTTTCGCGATCCGCTCGACCATGCCTCGGCGCCGCCCGGCCAGCCGGTCAGGGCCTTCGACCAGGGGCTCGGCGCGGGCGACGGCATCACGCGGGAATTCCGGCTGGTGAAGCGCTACGGGACGGGCGCCGACGCCTATGTCAGGCCGATCGCCAAGCCCGTCGCCGGGTCGGTGGTCATCGCCGTCGACGGGGTGGCGCTTCCCCCCGCGGGCTTTGCCGTCGATGCCGCGACCGGCGTCGTGACGCTGGCGGACGCGCCGGCCGCGGGAAAGACCGTCACCGCCGGCTTCCAGTTCGACGTGCCGGTGCGCTTCGATCTCGATCAGCTGGTGGTGAATCTCGCCGCCTTCGATGCCGGCGACATCCCGGCGATTCCCCTTTTGGAGATCCGGCCATGAGGACGGTGCCGGAAGCGCTGGCGTCTCATCTTTCCGGCCAGGCGACGACGCTCGCCACCTGCTGGCGGCTGACGCGCCGGGACGGGCCGGTGCTCGGCTTCACCGACCATGACGAGCCGATCGCCTTCGACGGCGCGCTGTTCCACGCCGCGACCGGCCTCACCGCCGGCGAGGCGGAGGCGTCGCTCGGCCTTGCTGCCGGCAGCCAGGAGGTCGAGGGCGCGCTGTCCTCGCTTGCCATCGACGAGGCCGACATCGCCGCCGGGCGCTACGACGGCGCGCGCATCGAGATCTTCCTCGTCAACTGGCAGGCGCCGGGCCAGCGCCTCCTCCTCGACGTCGCCGAGCTCGGCGAGGTGAAGCGCGGCGGCCCGGCCTTCACGGCCGAGCTGCGCGGCATCGCCAGCCGACTCGACCGGCGCCGCGGCCGGATCTACCGCCGCCGCTGCGACGCGGTTCTGGGCGACGCCCGCTGCAAGGTCGACACCGCGTCGGCCGGCTTCCGGGTGGACGCGACGCTCGTCGAGATCGCCGGCGGGGCGCTGGTCATCGGCGGGCTCGGCGGGCTCGACCTCTCCCTCTACGCGCAGGGGCACCTCGTCTGGCAGAGCGGCGGGGCGACGGGCCTCAGGGCCGAGATCGCAGGGCTGCAGCCGGCCGGTGGCGGGCTGGTGCGGATCGGCCTCGTCGGTTCGGACGGGGAGGGCGCAGCGACGGGCGATCGCCTGCGGCTGCACGCCGGCTGCGACAAGAGTTTTGCGACCTGTCGCAGCCGCTTCGACAACGGGCTGAACTTTCGCGGCTTTCCGCACCTGCCCGGCAATGACGCGGCGCTCGGTTTTGCCCGGCAGGACGGGTTGAACGACGGCTCGGCGGTGGTGCCGTGAGCGCGGCGACGGACGCTGCTGTGGTAACCGGCGCGGAGGGGACAGCCACGGGACCGCAGACCGGGGAGGGGGCCGGCCCGCCAGGGTTCGAAGCCGCCGATGCCGCCGCCGGCCCTTTTCCGATGCGCGCGCGCGCTCTGGCCGCGGCCCGCGATTTTGTTGGCACGCCCTACCGGCACCAGGGCTCGCGCCGCGGCGTCGGCTGCGACTGCCTCGGCCTCGTGCGCGGGGTCTGGCGTGCGCTCTACGGAACCGAGCCGGAGGCGCCCGGCCCCTACACGCCGGACTGGGCCGAGCGGGCCGGTGGCGAGAGGCTGCTGGAGGCCGCGCGCCGGCACATGCCGGCCATCGCCGTGGCCGATGCCCTGCCGGGCGACGTCCTCCTGTTCCGCTGGCAGGCTGGGGCGGCGGCAAAGCATTGCGGCATTCTCGACGAGGGCGGCCGGGTGATCCACGCCTATGAGGGCCATGCCGTCCTCTCCTCGCCGCTCGGGCCCTCCTGGCGGCGACGCATCGCGGCCGCCTTCCGCTTTCCGGAGTAGACCATGGCGACGATCCTTCTGCAGGCGGCCGGCGGATTCGTCGGCGGGCTGATCGGCGGCCCGTTCGGCGCCGTGGCCGGGCGGGCGCTGGGGGCGCTCGGCGGCTATGCCATCGACAGCGCGCTGTTTGCCGAGACGCGGCGCAGCGAGGGCGCGCGGCTCGGCGCGGCCCGGATCCTCGAGGCCGACGAGGGCGCCGGCATCGCCCGCCTCTACGGCACCGCGCGCATCGCCGGCCAGGTCATCTGGACGACGCGCTTCGAGGAAACCAGCGACACGACGCGCCAGGGCGGCAAGGGCGGATCGTCGGCCAGATCCGAGACGACAACCTACTCCTATGCCGGCAATGTCGCGATCGGCCTCTGTGAGGGGCCGATCGCCGGCATCCGCCGCGTCTGGGCCGACGGCGAGGAGCTCGACCTCACCGGCGTCACCTTTCGCCTCCACCGCGGCGACGAGGGGCAGATGCCCGACCCGCTGATCGAGGCCAAGCAAGGCGCCGGCAACGCCCCGGCCTATCGGGGCCTCGCCTACATCGTCTTCGAGCGCCTGCCCCTCGACGCCTATGGCAACCGCATCCCGCAGATCGCCTGCGAGGTGATCCGGCCGGTCGGCGCGCTGGAGGGACAGATCCGCGCGGTGACGCTGATCCCCGGCGCCAGCGAGCACGGGCTCGATCCGGTGCCGGTGCGCGAGACGCTTCGCGCCGGCGAGGATGTCGTGCGCAACCGCAACATGCTGTTCGGCGCCAGCGACATCACGGCCTCGCTCGACGAGCTGCAGGCGCTGTGCCCGCAGCTCGAGCGGGTGGCGCTGGTGGTCTCCTGGTTCGGCGACGACCTGCGCGCCGGCCGCTGCACCATCCGGCCGAAGGTCGAGGTGGCCCAGCGGACGGAGAGCCGGCCCTGGCGCGTCGGCGATATTTTACGCGCCGACGCCCGTCTCGTCAGTTGGAGCGGCGGCGGGCCCGCCTATGGCGGCACGCCTGGCGATGACGGCGTCGTCGCCGCCATCGGCGCGCTGAACGAGCGCGGGCTGAAGATCAGCTACTATCCCTTCCTGTTGATGGACGTGCCGGCCGGCAACGGCTTGCCCGACCCCTATGGCGCGGCCGAGCAGGCGGCCTATCCCTGGCGCGGGCGCATCAGCCTCGACGTCGCGCCGGGTCTGCCCGGCTCGGCCGACCGCACGGCGGCGGCGGCCCTCGACGTCGCCGCCTTCGTCGGTACCGCGACGGCGGCGGACTTTTCGATCGAGGGCGGGCGGGTGCGCTATCACGGGCCGCCGGAATGGTCCTACCGCCGCATGGTCCTGCACCAGGCGCATCTGGCAAAGCTTGCCGGCGGCGTCGACGCCTTCATCATCGGCTCGGAGCTGCGCGGCCTGACGCGGCTGCGCGGCGCCTCGGGCGATTTCCCCTTCGTCGCCGCACTGATGGCACTCGCCGCCGAGGTGGCCCTCGTCCTGCCCGCGGCAAAACTCACCTATGCCGCCGACTGGAGCGAGTATTTCGGCTATCAGCCGGCGGACGGGTCGGGCGACGTCTTCTTCAACCTAGATCCGCTCTGGGCCCATCCCGCGATATCGATGATCGGCATCGACAACTATCTGCCGCTCGCCGACTGGCGCGACGGCGACGCCGGCGGTGCCGGTCCGGATGCCGCCGCCTCGGCCTACGACGCGACGGCACTGGGTAGGGGCATCGCCGGCGGCGAATATGGCGACTGGTACTACCGCTCCGATGCCGAGCGCGCGGCGCGGCTGCGCACCGCCATCACCGACGGGCTCGGCAAGCCCTGGGTGTTCCGGCCAAAGGATCTCGTCGGCTGGTGGTCGAACAGCCATGTCGAACGGCGCGGCGGCGTCGAGGTCGGCGGGCCCACCGCCTTCGTGCCCCGGGGCAAGCCGATCTGGTTCACCGAGCTCGGCTGCCCCGCCGTCGACAAGGGCGCGAACCAGCCGAACGTCTTCGTCGACCCGAAATCCTCCGAGAGCTTTCTGCCGCACTTCTCCACCGGGGCACGCGACGACCTGATGCAGCGGCGGTTCCTGGAGGCGCATCTTCGCCACTGGGATCCGGCGGTCGCGGGCTTCGACGAGGCCGCCAACCCGGTCTCGCCTCTCTATGGCGGGCGCATGGTCGATCCCGCCGCCATCCATCTCTGGACCTTTGACGCCCGGCCGTTTCCGGCCTTCCCCGGCCGCACCGACGTCTGGAGCGACGGCGACAACTGGCGGCGCGGGCATTGGCTGACCGGCCGGCTCGGCCGCGCGCCGGTCGACGCGCTGATCCAGCGCCTTCTCGCCGACCACGGTTTCGAGGACGTCGACACGACAGGCGTCGACGCGCTGGTCGGGGGCTATGTCATCGGCGGCCCGGGCTCGGCCCGCAGCGAGCTGGAGGATCTTCTGCGGCTCTGCGGCGTCGTTGCCGCGGCCGAGGCCGGCACGCTCGTTTTCCGCTCGCTGTCGGCGCTGCCGGCGGCGACGGCGATCGAGGCGCTGGCCGAGGAGGAGGAGGGGCCGCTGGTCGAGATCCGGCGGATGGAGGCGAGCGAGATCCCCGAGGAGGTCGTCGTCGGCTACAGCGATCCCGCCCGCGCCTACCAGTCGGCCGCCGCCGAGGCGCTGTCGGCGCTGGCCGAGGATCCCCGCCAGGAGACGGTGGAGCTGCCGGTGGTGCTGGAGGAGAGCGAGGCGCGCGGCTTTGCCGCCGCGCTCCTGTCGGACAGGACCGGCGCCCGCGAGACGGCGCGCTTCTCGCTGTCGCCGGCGGCGATCGGCCTCGATGTCGGCGATGTCGTCACCCTGCCGCAGACGCCGGGGCGCTGGCTGGTGTCGCGGATCGAAACGGGGCTGACGCGGCGGGCGGAGGCGCGGCGGCTGTCGGGCGCAAGTTTTCGGCGAGTCGACGGGGCGGCGCTGTCGCCGCCGCTCTCCCGGGGACCGGTGATTGCCTCGACGCCGCTCGCGCATTTCCTCGACCTGCCGACCGGAACCTCCGGGCAGGCGGCGGACGCGGCGCGGATCGCCGTGCACGCCCGGCCGTTCGTGCCCTATGCGGTGCAGGCCGCATCGGCGGGCGGCGCGTTTTCGACGCGTCTGGTTCAGGCGGCGCCGGCGACCGTGGGCACGCTGTCGGCCGCCCTGTCGCCGGGGCCGGAAGGGCTAATCGACCGGCAGAACGTCGTCATGGTCGAGCTGGCGCGCGGGGCGCTGTTTTCGATCACGCGGGACCAGCTCCTTTCCGGCGCCAACCTCGCGGCGGTGCGCTCGGCCGGCGGCGAATGGGAGGTGCTGCAATTTGAGGAGGCCGAGGAAGTCGCGCCGATGCGCTTTCGCCTCAGCCTGCTGCTCCGCGCGCAGGGCGGCACCGAGGACGCGATGCAGGCGGGCGCGGCGGTGGGGGCGGCCTTCGTCCTGCTCGACGCCGCCTGTTCCAGCCTCGGCCTCGTCGCCGGCGAGCTCGGGCGGCCGCTGGACTGGCGGCTGGTGCCGGTCGGCCGCGCTCTCGACGATCCCGCCGTGCTGCGCGCGACCGAGACGCTCGGCCGGCGCGCCGTGCGGCCGCTCTCGCCTGTGCATCTTGGCGCCCGCTTCCTCGCCGATGGGGCTGTCGATCTCGCCTGGATCCGGCGCACCCGCATCGACGGTGATTCCTGGGACGGGCTGGATGTGCCGCTCGGCGAGGAGATCGAGCGCTACCGCGTGACGGTGGCCGACGGACAGGGGACGTCGCTGACACTGGAGACGGCGGGGCCGGTGGCGACGGTGCCCGCCGCCGCGCAGATCGCCGCCTTCGGGATGCTGCCGCCGCAGCTGACTGTGGCGGTGGCGCAGCTCAGCCTCGGCTTCGGCGCGGGGACGGAGCGGCGGGCCGTGTTCGCGCGGCCGGCCTGATGGGGATATCCAACGGAGAAGGGAGTTTGGGCATGGTCGAGGTGAAGGACTGGTACCGGTCGAAGACGATCTGGGGCGGGCTGGTGGCGCTCGTCGCGGCCCTGGCGGGGCTGTTCGGCATCGACGTCGACGGGGCCTCGGGCGACGCGCTGGCTTCGGCGCTGACCGATGCGGCCGCGGCGGTGGGCGCCGTGATGGCGATCCTGGGAAGGCTTGACGCACGCAAGACGATTGCGTGACATGGACGGCGGCCGGGCGCGGAATGCGTGCCCGGCCATTCATTCGTCATTCAGCGGCGCTCGGCTACAAGGGA